GGTCGTTGTCCCTCAACCCGTTTAACCAAACGGAACTTACCTGTTTTCTTTCTCTCAAACTTTGAACAGTCATGTTCACCGTCAGGAGCAATGAAGAGTTGAGAGTCGATAGATACGAATCTACGACTCAGATAGTTCTTTCCGAGGCTGAGTTGTAATCCCACAGCGTGGGCTACTTCTTTCCAAGAAAGGAACTCCTCTTTCGTCACTCTCGCGGCAATATCATCACCGTGAAAAAGTCCAGGAACCTCATCTAAACCTTTCCCAGTGGCCTTACATAAAGTAAAGGCATTGAGAATTGATAAAATGGGGAAACTGAGGAGAGATCCCATCAACTGACCATTGGCCTGAATAACATCAGGCAAATGCTGAGTTGGGGGATAGGAAATCAGATGTGTTCCTCCTTCCCATCGGATATAATCTGAAAGGAAAGGATGGTCTGTGAAAATTTCAGCTAAACTCTCAATGACGATTTGACTTACATTAAAGTTCAATTCGTCAGTGGCTGCTGTGTAATCACCAGATAAGAGATAATCCGTTGGAGACATAGTCCCCAATTGGGTTAAATCAAACTCTGGATGTGTACATGGCTCAAAACAGGACCATTCACCTAATGCCATCAACATCGCTTTTTGAAGCGGTTTGAGAGCGTACGTGAGATGTTCCGGTTTCGTAATCATCCGTACCTTTAAAGGCTCGGGGATTGCATGAGTCATTGCACGTGATAACACTTGCGGTGGTTTTGCTGGGAATTCCAGACAGAGAGGACTTGATTCATGGTCAGAGATGATTTGTCTCCAAGACTTATCATCACCGTTACTACGTTTTAACCAGGTGGTTATTGCATAGTCAACGATTGCTCGAAAAGAGCTCTTTCCTTTATCTGTCCACCGTCCGGTCACAGTACCATACTGTCCACAGAGATTCTCCCAAGTATATTCAGCACGCTGAATATGTTCTTGAGAGTACATCCGGAAAGTAGGGGTTAAACGACGGAAGAAGGCAGAAGGTTCAGAAAGTCCATTTGTCATCATGTCATGGGTTCCTTGATTGGAACTCAAGATAATGAATTCAGATGAGAACTTCTGTCCCTTTTCCCGAAGATCGGCCATGGGAAGAACATAATCGACATTAGAACATAATGTCATTATTTCACCCATGGGGTCATCGTGCCTCCGTTCCGTTCCAGGTCGGCTATAACCGAAATCATCAATCATGGTGATCAATTGGCCTCGATATCCATCCCAGTGTTTAGTCCCTGGAGATCTACAATAGACGTTTGCGGATAGCTCACGAGTGGGCAATCCGAATCGCTCTAGTATTTCTTTACAGAGTCTATTCATTAGGTGAGACTTACCTACTCCTGGTTTTCCTTCAATGTGAAGGACAACAGGGTCTAGGCGAGTCTCTCGGTGGGGAACTCTAGAAAAACAAGTTTTCTTGAGTCTCCCTTCGAGGTCGTTTTTCAGTCCACCATCGCTTCTTTTAGAATCGAAGGTGGCGTGATTGGAGGGAAGGTTTGTAACCTCACGGTAACATTTTTT